ATAATACCCCGCGCTTTGCAATAATCTTCTAGTTCTTTTAAATCTTTTGGATCGTATTGTTCTATTGAGTCAGGCTCAAATCCCGTAATCTTTTCTTGATGTTTTTTAATCAACACATTTACCGGATCGAAGGACGAACCGGACTGATTGTCCACGTTTCTCTGGTTTTGTCTAATTATAGATGATATTATAGAAGAATTAAAAGTATTGAAAGACAATGTGTCCATATATTTATATTTATAATTATATAAATATGAATGGAAATAAAATAAACTCATTATTAGTTGAGAATCCGGATGGAGGAGTGTTGAATGGAAAGAAATATATACATTCAATAAACTCTATTAGTTTTTTTATAACAGAAGACGGATTATCGTCCATTACATTTCCTTCTTTTATTAAATCCACACACGGAGACGTTTTGTCTGATATATTGCAAGAATTGGAAAAAGCCGATTATCCTAATTGCGATTTGAACGATATTAAAATCAGTCCAGCAATAGAGATCGTGGGAAATAAAAAACAAGTATTTGATCTAATTTATGACCACGCGATATCGATTGTCGCCGACGACTCTCATCCAGATGACGAACTTCCTCATTACAGAATGATATTCATAACAGGTAGATATTGGCCTAAATTAAAATTAATATGTGTGTGGGACGATTTTAATACAATGGAGCACAGTAAGAGAGTTGAATTGATCGACTTTATGCGAGAAGAAAAGCTTGTACCGGAAAATTTTATGTTTGGTGACAAAGGCGATGGTCATATAAATTACGAAGAATTTATACAAGGTAAATCTACAGGCGTTGACAATTCTGGAGTGGATATAAAAAGAATAAAACATATCATGGACCCAATGGTTAAGCATATGATAAAGACCAAAAATTACAACCTACGACCAAATCAATATCAAGCGTTGGCAGATAAAATGGGTATCACACAAGCAGAATTGCGAAATATTTTAGGAAGAAATGGAGATTGAGTATATATATATATGTATATATGAAAAAAGCAACCGGTAAAAGCAACATTGAGATATTAAAAAACTACGTCGCGGGAGAACGTCCGTTTACCCAAGTAGGGTACGAAGGAGAAAAAATCGAACTAAAGGATAGGAAAGAAGGAGATATATGGGAAGACGGTAAAGGTAAAAAGTGGATAAAAACTTCATATGGAGTAAGATCCTACAATCCTACCGCAGACATAATAAAAGAGGAGCGAGATAAAGCGTGGATATGTAAAAAAACAGGAAAGAACCTCAAATTCTCTCACACAAAATACGACAAGATAGCATTAGAAAAGACTGGTATGTGTTTCGATGCGCTAATTGAATACGAAACCGAACTCAGAATAAAAGGATTATATAAAGACTATGCGGCTAAAAAAGTCTTCAAAAATCAACTCGCTTATCTGAAGGATTTAAAACAGAAACTTGAAGAAAGTTATAAATACACGGATGAACATAAGGTTTTGACGTATGTAAATTCTAATGGAGATATTGACGAGTGGAGCAATGAATCCAGAGTTGAATTAATGCAAAACATAAAAGACGATTTGGATAAATGTAATAAGGCAATCGAAGAGACCGAAGTTGAGTTGAGTAAGCTAAGTCACATTGACATATGAGCGGAAAAGATTCATTATCCGACAGAAAATTATTAAAAGACGCCATTAGGTCTGAATATACAAAGTGTGCGACCGATATCGTATACTTCATGCGAAACTATGTTTACATCCAAAATCCGGTAAAAGGAAGAGTCAAGTTTGATTTATATAAATTTCAAGAAGACACGCTCAGAAGCTTTCAGACAAATGATAGAAATATAGTTCTGAAGTCAAGACAGATGGGTATATCAACTCTGTGTGCTTGTTATATACTATGGATGATGGTGTTTAATCCAGATAAGAATTGCGTAATCATTTCAAAAACACAAGATGCCGCAAAAGATTTAATCACGAAGATAAGATTTGGAAATGAAAATCTTCCTAGTTTTTTAAAAGTTGCGGCGGTAGAGGACAATAGATTGTCTCTTAGATTAAAGAACGGTTCGCAAGTTAAATCCGTGTCTAGTTCTAAAGACTCCGTTCGTGGTCAAGCATGTTCCATTCTAGTTTGGGACGAAATGGCGTTTGCTGACTCACCTGAAGAAATATGGCTGGCGGTTCAACCTTCTATTGCGGTCGGCGGTAAAATAGTTATACTTTCAACGCCAAATGGTCTAGGAAATCTTTTTTATAAGATGTGGATGGACGCGGAAAGTGGGCGAACCAATTTCAACCCAATCAGACTGAAATGGGATTTACACCCAGATAGGGATCAAGCATGGAGAGATAAACAAACGTTGGAACAGGGTGTTCGTCAATCCGCACAAGAATGTGATACCACGTTTTCATCTTCCGGTAACACAGTTATAAACGACGAAATATTAACTATATATGAAGAAAAAACTTCCCCTCCGATAGAAAAAAGAGGACCGAGCGGAAATCTCCATATTTGGAAATATCCAGTTGACGGTAAAAGATATATGGTGTCAGCGGACGTTGGTAGAGGCGATGCAGAAGACTATTCGGCATGTCATGTAATCGACATCGAAACATTGGAGCAAGTCGCCGAATTCGAACATAAGCTAGATCCGAAATCATATGGAAACTTTTTAGTTGGATTGGCGACGGAATACAATGATGCTTTATTAGTTATAGAAAATAATAACATTGGGTTTGGTACTATCCAGCAAGTGATTGACAGAAATTATAGAAATTTATTTTATATGACCAACGATATGAAATATGTTGATGTCGAAGAACAAATGACGAATAAATTATATTCATCGGAAAAGAAAATGACACCCGGTTTCTTAACTAGTTCTCGAACAAGACCATTATTAATTTCAAAATTTGATTTATACATGCAGCAAAAAGAAGTGATAATACACTCCAAGCGACTTATGTTGCAACTCAGAACTTTTATATGGATGAACGGAAAGGCTCAAGCAGCAAGTGGATTCAATGACGATCTTTGTATGGCATTTGCCATAGCGATTTGGGTTCGAGACACTGCGCTCAGATTAGAGAATCAATCCGCACATCTTACGGCGGCTATGATAAATCACATCGGAAGTTCTTACAGCAAAGGACTAATTCCACCGAGTTCGAATGGTGTAGGTGGGGTATATCGAGCAGCAGGTGCGCCGATCAGAGACCCTTGGTCCATACAAGTCGGTGGATTAAACGAAGATTTAAAGTGGTTAATAAAATAATAATCTATATTTATAGATAATAAAACAATATGATAAACAACGGAAACGATAAACTGGAAGAGCGAGATGGGATTTTCGCAAAATTAAAGAAACTTTTTAGTGATGAAGTGGTCGTCAGGAGAGTTGGTGGAAAACAAATAAAGGTTGCGGACGTAGAACATTCCCAATACGGAACCAGCAGGAATTCACTTAGAGATAGGTTTAATAGATTACACAGCACATCTTATGGATTACATAGTCGAGACATGGCTATGGCATACCAGTCTGCTAGATTGGAAATATTTAGAGACATGGATACTATGGACATGGACCCTATAATAAATTCCGCTTTGGATATTTATGCAGATTCATGTTTGACCCCAAACGAGTATGGTAAAGTATTGACGATTTCATCTGATGATGAAAATATAAAACAAGTATTAGACAATTTATTCTATGACGTATTGAATGTTGAATTTAATATGTGGAGTTGGATAAGAAATTTATGTAAATACGGCGACTTTTATTTGCTCATGGACATATCTCCAGAATATGGCGTATATAGCATACATCCATTATCTCCTTATGAAGTCACTCGCGTAGAAGGAACCGATCCAGATAACAAAGCATACGTCAAGTTTCAACACGATGGTGCCAGAGGTGGACAGGAATATGAAAACTTTGAAGTTGCTCATTTTAGATTGATAAGTGATTCCAACTTTCTTCCATATGGTCGTTCTATGCTGGAGGGAGCAAGGAGAGTATGGAAACAGTTGAATTTGATGGAAGATGCAATGCTTATTCATCGTATCGTCAGAGCACCTGAGAAGAGAATATTTAAAATAGACGTTGGCAATACCGACCCGACATTAATTGATGGATTGATGGAAAAGGTTATAAATAAAATGAAAAAGGTTCCTTATATAGACGAGAGAACCGGTGATTATAATCTACGATATAACTTACAATCTATGATGGAAGACTATTTCTTACCAGTAAGAGGTTCGGACAGCGGGACTTCTATAGACACGCTCGGTGGAATGGAATTCACTGGTACGGAAGACATTGAATATCTTAGAAATAAGATGATGGCCGCGTTAAAGATACCAAAGGCTTTTCTAGGATATGACGAGACTGTTGGTGGAAAATCCACTTTAAATATGGAAGACATACGTTTTTCCATGACCATAAACAGATTACAAAAGATCATATGCAGCGAACTAAATAAGATAGCATTATTACATCTTTATGTTCAGGGGTATAGAGACGCATCTTTGTTGAACTTCAAAATCGAATTAACTAACTCATCCGCCGTTCTTGAGCAAGAAAAGATTGCATTTCTACAGGATAAAGTTAATTTGGCGAAAGATATGGTTGAGGCTAAATTATTTAGCTTAGACTACATATACAAAGAAGTGTTTAAACTAAGCACCTCTCAGATAAGAGAAATAAAGAACGGAATCGTATCTGATAGAAAGATATTATGGAGATACACTCAGATAGAGGAAGAAGGTAATGATCCTGCCTTCTCAAAACAATCAGTTGATTCCGAAGGTAGTCCGACAGATGTTCCAGACTCAATGAAGGATTCTGAAGAGCCCGATGTTGGTGGAGAACCAAGTTCCGGTTCCGGTGGAGGACCGGACGCACCAGATTTCCCTAGCGAAGATGGTCCATTAAAAGAAGCTAAAAGAGTAAAAACAAAAGGAAGAGTTATTCCAGATCAAACCGGTATTAAGGACTCGTCCGATTATCCATTCGGTGAAAATCCACTTGGAAAAAAGGAAGATGAAGATAGCAGAACCGATCCTATGAGACAAGCTCACAGAGGAGGAATTTTATCTATAAGAGAAACAGAATTAGCTCGTATGAATGAGGCAATAAACAAAAAATTTGGAAAAAAGCCAATTATATTATCCGAAAGCATATACACTCCAATGGAAAAGAGCAAAAAATCTATGTTGGACGAAACACAAATTATTCAAGACGAATAAGAAAAAATCAATTTTTATAAAAAAAACTATATTTATTATCTATGATACCTCAACAAAAGAGATTAAAGCATTCAAAATTTAAAAATACCGGCATTTTGTTCGAACTTTTAGTCAAACAAATCACGGCAGATGTCCTTTCTGGTAAGGAGGTTTCTATCGCAGAAAATATATTAAAAAAATACTTTTCTGAGAATACCGAG